CGTTCCTGCCAATGCAGCTTATGCAACTTTATTAAATGATTACATAGCAGAACTTTTGCCGAGTTACGCTCTATATATGGCACTCCCTTTTTTACGCTTCAAAATTGAGAACGGGAATATATTTTCGAAGACTTCAGAAACGGGAAATGCCTTATCAACGGAAGAAGCTCAACACCTTAGAAATGAAGTTTTGAATACGGCTGAGTACTATATGGAACGAATGATAGACTATATAAGAAACAATACAGCTAGTTTTCCTGAGTACACGACCAACACAGGCGCAGACGTAAACCCAGATCGCAACTCGTTTTACTCCAATATGAATCTTGAAAGACCTAACCAACAGGGCAGCAAGTTAACATTAAGGAATTTTTTAAATGCAGGTAGTTAATGAAAAAGACTTATAGAGTAAAAGAGAAAAACAAAACTAAATTAAAATCATATTTAAAAAATGGCACTAAAACAACTAGCAAAGGAAGCAGGGGATGTAGTCCTGTTAAACACGACAATATTAAGCGTAACGACTTTCAGTAACATTGAAGTAGTCTTAAAGATAATCTTGTTAGTAGTGTCTATTGCATACACAGCCGACAAGTGGTACTTTCAAAAGAAAAGAAGAAATGGCAAAAAATAAGATAATTGAAACTGTTAAGTCAAATAGTAAAAAGCGTAAAGGAGTTCATTCTAAAAATGCTTCAAAAAATCAAAATGCTTACAAGCAAAAATACAGAGGTCAAGGGCGTTAATCTGCTTATCATACGAGAAACTTTTACTGAAGTTTCAACTATCGGTAATCTGTACTTAAATGGAGAATGGCTTTGCGATACTTTAGAGTTACCTTATTTAGACAATCAAAGAAGTGTATCTTGCATCCCTGAAGGTCAGTATAAAGTAAGATTAAGAACAGCAAGAGAATCAGCAACAAGAGATTATTTACACTTGTTAGTTGAAGATGTACCTAATAGAGATTTTATCTTAGTGCATATCGGAAATAAAAGCTCAGATACTAGAGGTTGCGTATTGGTGGGAATTGGAACTGAACAGGACTTTGTTAAAAACTCACGACTTGCTATGGAGTTGTTGATGAAGGAAATACTTAATTTAGGCGGAACAAATATTAATTTAATAATCAAAAATAAATAAAATGAAAAAGTGGTTAATCAGTCAGATGCTAAAATCTAAGAAATTTTGGTATGCAATCGGTAGTATTATTATTCCTATTCTAGTAACTTATTTAGGAGTAGATGAAGCAACAGCAACAAACCTATTTTATGCAGCCCTTACTTTAGTTATAGGACAGGGAATTGCGGATAGTGGAAAGTAATAGATACAGATTAAAACCCCACGAGGTAGCTGCTTTACAGAAATTGCGAGAAACTGAAACTAGGAACATTTTAGTCATTGGAGATTTGCACGAACCCTTCTGTTTAGACGGCTATCTTGATTGGTGTTTAGAACAGTACGAAACCTTTAACTGCAATCAGGTTATATTTATTGGCGACATCCTTGATAATCACGCGTTTAGCTATCACGAGCCAGACCCAGACGGAATGTCAGCAGGGTTAGAACTTGAAAAGACTATCAAAAAAGTTTCTGAATGGTACAATGCTTTCCCTGATGCTGATATTTGTATTGGCAATCACGACAGGATGGCTGCTAGAAAATCATTCTCAGGCGGCATTCCTAAAGCGTGGATAAGGTCTTACAATGAAGTCTTAAAAACTCCTAATTGGAATTGGGTAGAGTCTATCTCTTATGATAATGTGCTTTACGAACACGGGGAAGGCGGACAGGCAGCCGCTAAGTCAAAAAACAACCTGATGTCAAGCGTTTGCGGTCATACTCATACATTAGCCTATGTACAATGGTTCTGTGGAAAGAAGTACAGAGTCTTTGGAATGCAGGTCGGATGTGGAGTGGACTGTACTACCTACGCAGCAGCATACGCCAAGAACTTTAAGAAACAATCAATCGGCTGTAGTGTCGTTTTGAATAACGGAACTCTACCTATAAACCTATTAATGCCTTTATAGCACCCCCCCCTCAGCCCTCTAAGGCACTTTCTTTCTTTTTTGACCCCTATATACTACACAAGCCTTAAAGTCTTTCCTAGAGTTAAACTCTTAATTTGTTAATAACTTTGTTTATTATTGTGTTAATATAGTTGTTAATTCAAATATTCTTTTTAATTTTGCTTCATATTAATTAAAACAAAAAAAGAAAATGTCAGAATTTAAAATGAAAGAAGCAATTAACAAGAAGGAAGCTATTATCAGCTTATTAGATGTGCAAAAAAACAAGCCTGAATTATTGCCTACTCTAATCAAGTTTAATAAAAAAGAATTGCAGGAATTAAAATTTACAGAGGTAAGAGATTTATTTATTCACGTAAAGACAATGTACTACAGCTCTATTGATTGGTCAAAAAAGTTTTAAGATGGATATACAAGACGCAGAATATCAAGAATGGTTTAATGAACCTCAAAATAATTCTTGGTCAAAAGAACCATTAGACAATACAAAAGTACTATGTGAATATTGGAGCTTAAAAAATACTCCTGATGTCAAAGTCATAGGAACTGAATTACAATGCTACAATCTATTTACTAAGATGCTTAAAGAAGAAGGGTGGCAAATTAACTTAGACCATCCAGAAGAATTACTCCCTGAATATGCAGAAGCGTATGAGGACAATAACAAGAAACCTTTAATAATTAATTTAAAATAATGACAAAAAAAGAATTAGAAGAACAACTAATGCAAATGCCTGAGTTAGAAAATGAATTGATACACAAAAGAATGAATGATATTAATACATTCCAAGCTCACGAAAACGAACTTTATTTAAGAGGTACGGATGAATACGGCAAAGACTTTCAAATCTGTTTTGACTCTTATAACTTCCTAGAATGGATTGATACAGAACATTTAGAGTATATAAAAGAACAATTAGTTAAACATATCAAGACAAAATAAGTTAATAAATTTGTTTATATTTGCACACAGGGAAAGCCGAAGCCCTTTTAAGTAGGCACAAAAAAAGAATATATGAAAACAGAAGAAAAGATAGACTATTTAATAGCTATCCAAAGTGAGCTTAAAGCTCCAAAGAATCAGTTTAACAGTTTCGGAAAGTACAAGTACAGAAGTGCTGAAGATATACTGGAAGCTGTAAAACCATTACTAAAGAAGTACAACTGTTATTTAACTATTACAGAAACCACCAAAGAGATTGCAGGCTATTTAGTCTTAAACTCTAAAGTTTCTATTTCAGATGGTGAAACCAATATGTCCGTAGAAGCTCAAGCAGGCATTAATCCTGAACGTAAAGGAATGGATATTGCTCAGAGCTTTGGCTCAAGTAGTTCTTATGCTAAGAAGTATGCTTTAGGTAATCTATTTTTATTAGATGATACAAAAGATGCTGATAGTAATAAGGTAAACGAACCTATTGCTAAGAAAGAAAAACTAGATGAAGTAAAGTTTAAGGCTATGCTTAAAGCATTAGAAGATGGGAAAGCTGAAGCAGTAAAAGAAAAGCTCCCTAACTATATATTATCTAAAAGTCAAGAAGGAATTATTAATCAATTAATTAAATAAATAAATAAAAATGAATAAATATCATCAGTATTCAGATGAATACAAAGAGTTACACAATATCTTTTACAATGGCGAACATTACACTTTAAAAGAAATATTAGATTCTAAGTCGATAAAAGATAAAGAAAAAATAAAACTAATTAAAGAAACAATTAATAACTAAATAAATAAATAAAATGAATGTAATTGGAAAACTAATTAAAAAACTAGAACGAGAAACAGGAGTTTCTAAAACAGGAAAGACTTGGGAGAAACAATCTATCCTTGTAGAGCAGTCAGGTACAGAATACAACAAAGAATTAGTAATAAGTTTTTTTGGTGATAAGATTAAAAGCATAAGAGATATAGAAGTAGGCTCTGACGTAAGCGTTTCAATTAACTTATCTTCAAGAGAATTTAATGGCAAATATTATCATAATATAGATGGCTGGTTTATAGCTAAACTAGGTCAAGAAACCGTATCACCTATGAATGAATCAGACTCTCCATTCTAATGACACAGGAATTTGATTTTAAAATAATTTGCAACCTCACCACGAGAGTCTTGGGGTTGCCTGATGGTTCTCTTGCTTTAAAAAGTAGGAAAAGAAACCTGCAAGTTGCCAGGTCGGTGGCTGCTTATATAGGGAGAAACGAAGAAGATATTCATAGAATAATAATAGGTAAGGTACTGAACAGGAATAGGAGTTTAATCTATCACTATGAGAAAAGGCATAAAACATTATACAGAAGTTGTGAAATATACAGAGATACTTTTAACAAGGTTTATAAGTCTTATATAGATGTTGATGGCTCTAAAGATATATTTTTAGATGCTGATTTTATGAAGAGATATTTACTGAAAAATGGAGTTTCACAAACTGCAAAGTCTGACGTTTTACTAGAAGTTAAAAGCGGACAAGTTAAATGTATAATAAAAACTTCTTACTTTGACTTCAGTAATCAGTTAGAAAATGTTAAGTTAGCCCTCACTAATTATCACTTTACAGTAAAGATTATATGAAGCACTTACTTAGTAGTTCAGCATTTATAGTATTAAACAAAGAATTAGCAAGGCAGGTAGGATTGAAAGAAGCAGTCCTACTTGCTGACCTAATCTCTAAAGAAGAATACTTTATAGCTAATGGAATGACTGATGGGTGGTTTTTTAATACTGAAG